CCAACTTCATTCCAATGCTCAATAATACTGGTGCATTCTTCGTCTTGCCTTGTCTTCTTTTCTACAATAAACATGGCATACTCCCGTGGTTATTCCGGCACGTTCCCGGATACTACGTTATGGACTTCAGTATAAAGCTCGTCATCCTCGTCACTGTCCGGGTTCAGTCCGTACTTGGCGCGCACAACGTCCATTACCTCGTTTGTTATTCCGTCGATCTTAACAAAACGTCGTTCTTTCGCATCTTCCACGTCTCTGATCTCAACTACCTCGTCAACGTGCAATCCATCAAAACTCTGCCGGCACCAACCCAGTTCCGTCTCAATAAACGCTTGCGCGTCATCGTGATATTCAGCATACTTGGGTTTCTTCTCGTCATCGTTGATAATGACTTTCAATTTCACTTCAAATACTCGTTCCATGGCTCCCCCTTCCTTAATATAAGTGTTCCCCTCATCAGTACGCCGGGAACAACCCGGCGCAGACGCCCGCAGGACGGGCGTTTCGGGAGTATCAATACATACGTCCGTCTTCGTGAAACTCGTACTCGTTGGAGTCACAACAGTCCGCAAACTCTTCGTCCGTCATACGATATTCCAATATGGAATATCCATAATTCTCCAACTTGGTACATATACCGCGGTATAGATCAATAAACGCAGACAAGGCTTTATCATCTCCAACCGTGTCTTCCTCACCCAGCGTCTTTTCAAACTCGAAGTCAACGCTTCGTGAATGGTAATACTGCCCCGTGTGCTTTATGTGCGCATAAAATCCGGCGTGCTTAAACGTCCCAGTAAAACATGCGCCGTCACCCTGACACCATGATAATGAATATTGAATTTCCAGTCCGTCCACGGTCTCAATCCCCGCTTCAGTCAACTGGTATTTCAACTCTTCCTTCATGTCCTCTTCCAGCCATGGATAATCTTCATGTTCGTACCATGCGCTGATCGCCTTGTCCTTCGCTTCCCGGCTCAACTCTTCAAACTTGTATACTTTGTATACGATTGTGTCCTCTCTCATAATTTCCTCCTCTTGTTGTTTACAACTTGTCAATGGCGCACTGTATGCCCTTTAACATGGACTGTATGTGCTCTGCCTTTGCTTCCTCATTCCCCGCAACCGCTATGATCCATTCTCCGGCGTTCTGTAACTCTTCGATAATCTCTTTTGTTGACATAACCTCTTCCACTACTCCGGCGTCGTCTTCCATGTATTCAAACTCCATGGAATGCACTTCCCGCCCTTCCCACTTACATTTTTGACACGTTACGGGATAGTATGTGCCCTCAATTTCAAACGTGCTATACTCCAAATCATCATGCCCGCATTTGGGACACTGCCCACTTACACCGTCATTTTTGTATTCCATGCTATTTTACCCCCGTTTTGGTATTTCCGGCGCCCTGTACTGCCCTGTACTGGACTTTTGATCGTGGCGCCTTGTGTTTCCCTCATCAGTACGGACGGAACAACCGCCCGCAGACGCCCCGCAACAAGCGGGACGTTTCGGGAGTAAATTATTCGTCGTCTTCTATCTCCTCGATGTATTTAACTATGCCCGCCAGTACGGCACGTGCAATCTCCATGATATATTCGGCTTGTGCCATGGTTAATAATTGAAAACCGTCCGTGACTCCGCATGCTTGCGCTTCTTCAAGATAAGATACATTCCTATTATCTGAATGAAGCCATGCGGTCAGATCTGACGTGTATACGTCGGTTTCAATTTCGTACATTCTATCACTTGCTTCGTCTTCTGTTGCGTCGTCGTCCATGTCCGCCAACGCTGATAATATGTCATTGATACGTTCATAAATATCGTCGCTGGGCATTCTATCCAAATGTGCGCCGTGAATGATGTCACTTTGCCACTCGATACGCTCTTTCAACGAATAATAGATACTCCCGTCGTCCCGCTTGCCCCGCTCCATGTTGTCGTACATGGCGCTTGCTACACTTGCGATTGTTGCCTTCATAATTTCCTCCCGTGTTTGTACTCATCAATTACAACGTCATCGTACCCATTGTCCTTGTATCCCCTTGCTACTTCTTCGGCTTCTTCTTTTGTCAATAGATTGTCATTGACTTCTGTACCACCCACCCAAACGGTGTATTTCTTTGACGCTTCCTTCTCAAACGCTAAACAAACAAGGTGTTCAAGCTGGTATAGCGTTTCCAACGTGTCACAAAATGCGTTAGTCCAGCCGTCCAGCATGCCGTCGTTCACATTCTCCGCCGTGATACCTTGCTCTTTCATTCCTTCCTTGATAGCTTCGACGTCATACACGTGACACATGTTTTTCTCGATAACCGCTTTCAATGTGTCAATTTCTTTGTTGCTATGCTTTATTATGTCCTTTAGCATTTCCGCTTCCTCTTTCAACTCTTCCAAATCATCAATAACAGCGTCGTACCCGTGGCAGGTACATTCCCCGCCGTCCCCGCCGTTCTCTTCGTCCGCTTGGCATACGTGGGCATCATCGTCCCGCAACGCCCGCACAGCTTCTTGTATCTCTTCGATACGTTTCATATTTTCCTCCCGTGTTAGTCTCATCAGTACGGGCGCACACTACGCCACGCAGACCGCCCGCAGGCGGTTTCGACTTATTTCTCTAACAGCGTTGTGAACGTCCACCCGCAAAGCGTCATAAATACGTCATCAATCACCGCTTGCTGTTCGGGCGTTGCCCTTCTGAATGTATGTTCCAGTCTGTTTGATTTCTTCTCGTTGGTTTCGTCATCAGTTAATACTTCCTCAATAAACACTTCCATTAAGTTGGTAGCCTTGACACCGCAGTCCTCACACGTTCCCGTGTCGCAGGCGTCACAACGGCACGAACCGCAAGCCTTGCATTTTATTTCATCGTTGGCACAATCGAGTATTGCCCCGCAATAATCGCATGTGACTATTATTTCTTCTCTTGCCATGATAATTCCTCCCGTGTTGTGTTTTGACAGTCGTTATGATGTTATTTATTTCTTCCCCTCTCCGTGTTGTGTAGTCTCATCAGTACGGGCAAATACCCGCAGACCGCCCGCAGGCGGTTTCGACTTATTTCTCAAGTTTTCCTGTTGTATAGTAATTCGATAAAGTCCTCATCAAGTTGACTGGCGTTTCCTGCCGTTTCCCATAATTCCTGTATCCACACATAAAAATCTGTTTTCAATGTGTTTTTGTGGTCTTCACGCTCAACCCATTCGCAGTCAAACACTGACGGAAAGTGCTCCCCGTGTCCGTGCGTTGTGTGTATTCTTCCACTGCTCCCAGCGTGTGACGGCTTCGCCCAGCCCGTGACGGTGGCGCCTTCGTCGCCGACTACATCGCCGACTTTGACGGCTTCGCCCGTCTTCGTGTGTATCAATCGCATAATATTTCCTCCCGTTGTTGTGTCCTCATCAGTGCGGGAACATACCCGCAGACTTGAGCCTTGATCAAGGCTCAAGTTTCGGACTGGGTTAACTTCTGCCTTCACGTTCGACAATTTCCGCTTCTGTACTTTTGCGACACGCTTCGACAAAACGCACAGTGTTAAAGGCGGGATTGTCTCCGCTCAACTGGTAAGCAAGCATTGTTGCAAAATCAGAAAGCACGGATTGTTTGATATTCTCTACCGCTTCCGCTCCGTAGGTTTGCGAGTGTTGCGAGTCCCGCGCGGATTTGTTGTCTCGCCTGTCCTTGATTACATGGGCAATCATCACATACGTTTTTCTTGATAACATGGTTTTTCCTCCCGTTTGGTGTTGCGTTTGTGTTTGTTTGTTGCTTAAAGTAGAATAAAGATACCCTATAATATTACACTATGTTTGTTATGTTGTCAAGTGTTTATTATGTCTTTCTTGTCTTTTAGTATAACCCATGAGAGGGAGAGTGTGTAAAGACTTTAAGTATTGATTTTTATAGTATATATAGGAGTGTAGGGTACACTGTCGAAACTCTACATTCTAAACATTCATATTTTGTATTTTGTAAAGTCTTTGGAGTTCCCCCTTATGTGTTATACTATTCTGCAAACACGACAAATCTAACATTACCCATAATGACGAGTTTGTCCACCGCTTGCCGTGGTGCGTGGGTCATCATGCCACGGGTCACCGCTTGCCGTGGGGCGTGGGGCGTGGGGCGTGGGCAGGCGTGGGGCGGGGCGCACCACCATACGTATGAGCGTATGATGTTCTTATTCTACCATAACTACCTATGCTCTTGCTGTTATCCTACCATAACTACCTATGCTCTTGCTGTTATCCTACCATAACTACCTATTGTGTGTTCTTAATGTATGTACTACTACTCAAGCTACAAACATAATGATGTTTTTTACCCCCACCCCCCTTCTGTAAAAGTGACGTACGAACCCTCTACTACCGTACGCTACGGATAAAATAGTATATTATCTCTCCACATACTCACCCACCCACAAACACAGTCGTCATGGTGTAAATAAAAAATTCCAAAAAAATATAACACCCCCACCCCCTTTTTTCTTCTTGACAATAGATGAATACGTGATATACTTTTTATATGAAGATGACAAAAAAATGTAAAATACATGGAGAGCATTCAAATTGGCGCAGGCGGAAACCCCCGTCAAATAAGGCAAAGGGGAAAGGTTGGCGATCTGAATGTCGTTTCTGTATCCAAGAAAGAAGAAAGGGTAAGCGACACACTAAAAACTATGCTTTGATTAAACAGTACGCCGGAGAAGAGCTTGCAGAAGAATATGCAAACACCCCCAATGCCCGGATGGCTAATTTTCTATACCAAGGAAAAGGAGTCACATTACCTATTTCTTTATTTCAAGGAATATCAAAGAGCGCTCGGTATAGGCTTTCCTGTCTTGGAGCCGAACGGCTGACATCTTTTTTATATTCTCCCACCTGCGAGGAATGTGGTTTGGAGGATTCTAACCGCAGTTTTTTTGAGATACACCATATTGTGCCCCGGGAGTTTGGTGGTACAAACGAGGAAGACAACTTGATCATCTTATGCCCAAACTGCCACCGGCGAGCACATTTAGAGATTGGGAAGAGGATAGGGCCTTTTTCTTTCAAAAAAATTTGACAAGTCCTATAATATAATGTATATTTAACTCATAAGACATTCTTTCGTATATCAACCCAAGGAGGAAAAGACATGACAGAGACATTGACTCAACCAACAACCGCGCTGAACAAGGCAGAGGATTTACACGACTATCCTTTCCTGGTCAAAACTTTAGTGACGTTCACTATGACAAACGCGCAGGGGATCGAAGAGAAAAAGAAAGACGAAGTAGTATTTAAGTTAGATGCTGCTTCGGCGCGCATGCCGTGGTATGTTTTGCGCAATTACTCCGTACCAAAATTTCTTACCAAAAAGTACGGACCGTTTGAAGTTGCTTGGCAACGCATTTACGAAATCAAAATCCTCAAACTTATCAACCGTCAGAACCCAGAAAGTATCGAAGAGATCCCGCTAAGGGTAATGACACTCTCACAGTTAAGTTCTTATGTTGAGAGATGGGAACTGGGTGTACCGGTAAAAGAGTTTTATTCAGTTGAGAAGGCGAGAGAGATGGTTGCCTTACGTCAACAGGATGAGAAGGGATATGAGAAACATCTTGCTGAGTATCGTGAAGGCAAACTAAGATCGTTCCCTGAACTTGACAATATGAGAGGGGATAAAGAAGTAGCGACGGCGGATACCGCAGAGTTCGAGAAATTGGAAGCGCAGGTACCGGCACCCGAGGCGAAGAAGAAAGTTGAGCCTTCAGCGGTAGCGGCGCCTGAAGAGTTCCCGGACACAGGGGATCAGCCGGCGGCGTCAGGCAATCCGTTCGCGGGAGTGTAGAAAATGACAAACCCGTTTGCGCCAGCAGTGATAGAGAAAAAAGAACTGACTGATAAAGATATTTACTACAACGAGATAGACGAACGTGGGAACGTAGGTAAATATAAAATCGAGTCGGGTGTTCCCGTGAAGGTAGCGGATCTGGGGAACATAAAGGCGTTCTATAACCGCGCGTTAGCGAGAGCGGCGTTAATGACCACTGAAGATGTGATGGAGTTAGATAAAGGGGAATTAACGCATCTGGAACTTGCGGCGATAGCGTTAGCGGGGAATGCGGCGGCAGGAGATTTGAAAGCGACACAAGAGTTATCCGATAGACTTGTGGGTAAAGCGAAACTAATATCCGAGTCTACTAATCTTAACGTCACGATAGATGACATCTTGAATGGCGTTGAGGCGAAAGGCGCGGTAATAGAAGGAGAAAAATAATGACGGTACAGAAAAAAGGTGATTGTGGAAAACAACCTCTTGTAGGCAAACCCGGAGATCCTAAACCCGCCCGTGGTGGTGGCGGTAATCGGACAATATCTGGGCAAGGTCTTGGCGGGCGCAGGCCGGCAGGCAGAGGCCACAAATAGATGTCTGATGCGAAACTGAAGATCGATCATTTGAGAACTGCTCTTCCGGAGTATGCGGAAAAGTTTATTCGTATCCGGCCTAAGTACGGCGGGAAAGCGATACCTTTGGTCTTCAACGAAGCGCAGATGATGTTACACCATTTCATAGAGGACATCAAGAATGCGGGTCAACTGGTTCGGGTATGCGTCGTAAAAGGACGTCAACAGGGAGTCAGTACATATACGGCGGCCCGCTTCTTGCACCAAGCTACAATGAACCTGGGCGTAAGTGTTTTCATACTGGCCCACATTTCCAAATCTACAGATTATTTATTTGATATGGTAAAGAGAATGTATACAAACCTACCTGATCCCCTGCGTCCCAGCATCGAACGCTCCAACAAAAAAGAATTAAAATTTGGGCGTATAGACTCCGAATACGGTCTGGGTACCGCAGGGGCTCAGGATGTTGGTCGTGGTATGAACCCGCATCTTTTACATTTATCAGAAGCGGCGTTTTATGGCAATACCGACGATCTATCTACCGGGCTGATGCAGGGAGTAGCAACTGATCTCAAAACTGAAATTATTATGGAGTCCACCGCGAACGGTGTGAATAACATGTTTTATAATTTGTGCATGAAGGGCACTGATCCTAATGCACTTACGCGATACAAAACACTTTTTATACCCTGGTATATTCAGAAGGAATACCAGGAAACTCCCCCGGCCCGATTTAAGCCTAACTCCAGAGAACTGGAATTGATGGAGATATACAATCTCTCCCTCGCCCAGATCTTCTGGCGCCGGCGTAAATTGGAGGATGAGTATAATAATGACTTATGGAAATTTTTGCAAGAATACCCGTGCTGCCTCGCGGAAGCGTTCCAGTCAACGGGAAACACACTTCTTAAACCGGAGTTGGTCGAGACTGCGCGAAAGTGTACTGCGTATCTTGACGCTATGGCTCCGATGGTTATGGGAGTGGATGGGAGTGGAGAAGGTGCTGACCGCACTGTCCTCACTGTCAGACAAGGACGACGTATAGTTGAGTATCAAGTTTATGACGAACCCGTGAAACCCATGCGCCTGGCTGGCATTGTTGCCCAAAAGATAGATAGTCTGGGTCTTGACATGGTTTTCCTTGATGTAGCGTACGGCTACGGGTGTCGTGATAGGCTGGCTGAGATGGGGTATGGCTCTAAAACCATGGCAATACACTTCGGCTCAACCCCTCTCATGCCTGAATTGTATAAAAATAAAAGAGCCCAGATGTATGGGTTTATGAAAGATTGGTTTGGCGAGGGCGGTGTCAGTATACCAGACGAAGACGTCTTCGTAAGAGACTTGTTGATGATCCCAGGATTTGAGATGACAACATCCCGTGGGTTACTGGCGCTGCCTTCAAAAGAACTGATCAAGAAAGATAACGACGGGATCTCACCGGACATAGCGGACTCAGTAGCGTTGACGTTTGCGTTCCCGGTGCGGGCCCGGACGGCTACCAGTTTGAGAGTAGTGGAGCCGGCAGTGGTACGGGCGCGTAGCCCTTTCAAGTCCAGACGGTTAGCGCAGTCGTTTGTTAAAAAGGAAAAGACAAGCGAACTATTCATAAAGAATTAAAATGAATGATTTAGTAAAAAAGACAGAACCGATGCAAGTAGAGAAACAACAGAAGTTTCGGAAGAGTATAGGAGCTCTTGAAGAAGCGTTATCGAGTTTTCCTAACGCGAAGTATGGCGATGAAGGCGCGCCGTTGAAACATACGTTTGTTCCTGGTGCGTATATCCGGGAGATAACGATGCCGGCGGGGCTGATACTTACATCGAAGATCCATAAAGTAGAACATCCTTATTTTGTGTTACGAGGGAAATGTGATGTGGTTACTGAAGAAGGGACTCAATGTATTGAGGCTCCGTACTGGGGGATCACTAAAGCCGGAACTAAACGAGCGATACATGTTAAAGAAGAAACTGTTTGGGTGACGGTGCATGTCACTGAGCAAACTGATTTGAAAAAGATAGAAGCAGAGATAATAGCAACCAATTTTGATATGTTGGAAGAAAAAACAGGGGGGTAGTTATGTCATGGATAGTAGTAGGAATAGCTTTTGTTGCGGCGTACACCGGGATTTCAGCGTATAGTTCGTACCAAAGTACGCAGAGCGCAAAGAGACAGAACTCAATGCAGTTAGACGACGCCAGAAGAGAAGATCAGCGTTTAGCAGCAGATCAGGCGGCGGCGGGCCTTGCAGATGAAGAAGCACAGTCAGCAGCAAAAAAGCGAGCGTACCGGTCGGGTGTTATGTTTACAAGTCCTACTGGATTAGAAAACCAAGGACAGACTTCCTCAGCTAAATTGAGGTAACAACGAGGACAGGTGAAGGTAATGGCAAACGCAAAAATAGCGGGTGGTACTAAGTTAGAAAAACTTAAACGCGCACGTACAGGTTACCAGACGGCGAAAGTCAATTTTAATAACCAGTACGCCGCGTTGAGTCAATATTTTTATCAGATAAAAGTTGATCAACAGGTATACACGCCCCAGGTAATACAGGGGCAGTTTGAGAACGACGGGAATATCAATGATAATATTGGTAGTAAATGCGCACGGCTTATGGCCTCAGCGTTGATGGGAATGATCTGGAAAAATGAAAGAGGTACTTTTAGAATTATTCCGGCTAAACATCTTGATAATAATGAAGCGTCCATAAAATATTTTGATCGTATTACTAATGATCTGGCGATGTTTATGGAACGGCCTAAGTCCAGACTCACTACTTCTTTATTCAAAACAATACTCGAGTCAGTGATATATGGTACTTCCGGGATGGCGGTAAGTAGTGGCGGGTATGCCAACCCGTTGAAATATCATAACAAATCTATTTTGTCTTTTTATATTGGGTATGATAAAGACGGCGAGATAACTGAATTGTTTATTGACTACAACTATTCTGCGGAAGAGTTGTGGGACCGGTACGGCGAAGCAGCTGGAAGTCAGGTCGCACAGTGTATCCAGAGTAATGATCATCTTACTCGGTTTGTTATGACTGAAGCTATCCGGCCGCGGACAGCAGCGGAGACCAAAAACAAAGCCGGGAAATTGGGGATGCCTTATTCAGCAGATAGGTTCATGCCTAATCAGAATATTTATTTGGAAGATGGTGGGTATGAGTCTTTACCCCTTAAAGTTCTGTTCCACGATAAACTGGAATATGAGTCGTATGGTAGAGGTCCTGGGATGGAAGCGTTGCCTACGGTTGTGCAGACCAATGTTTCTACAGAGATTTTGGAAGTGGGCGGGGAACTTACTGCCCAGCCGGCTCTTGGTATGTTTGATAATGGATCCTTGGCCGGGTTGGCAGTGGATCTTTCCGCGGGCGCGCTGAATGTATTTAACGTCGCGGGTACGGTACCAACAGACAAACCTATCTTTCCGTTGTTTGAGATTGGGGATCTTCGGGTTATTCTTGAGTTGCGTAAAGAATTTAAGGGAGAAGTGGCTGAGTATTTTCTTCTTGATAAACTTTATGATCTTCAGACAAAACAACGAATGACGTTGGGTGAGGCGCTGATGAGAGAACAGATCCGATCGGATGCGTTGTCTCCTATATTTTCTCAGCAAATGTCTTTTCTGGTAGAAATTTTGGATAGATCTGTGGACATAACGTATGGCATGGGATTATTGGGAGTGCCAGATCCGAGCGATGAGAATGATCCAGTAGTAGTAGAACTTCGTCTCCAGGGGATAACCCCCCATCAGATTCCAGCGGCAATATTAGAAGCGCAGATGGGCGGTCTTGATTGGTACGAAATACAGTTTATTTCTCCGGCGGCCAGGATAATGAATAATGAGGAACTACAAAGCACTCTTAAATTCATATCTGTTATGGGAGAAGCTGGGGCTCTCAGTCCTGAGTTTGTGGATGTTATTGATCCGGACGGTACCGCAGAGAAATTGAAAAGGCTAACGGCTACTGATTCGATCGTGACTCGTTCGATGGCGGAGAGAAAAACTATCCGCAAAGGCAGAGCCGAGATGCAACTGCAAATGGCTAAGGTAGAGGCGCAGGCTAAGATGGCTGCTGCTAATCAGGCTAATGCCCAAGCGGCGGCTGCACGGTCGGGGGCTGTGCGAAACATGGCAGAGATGGGAGGCGAGTAGTATGGAGGACAGAAAAGTATTTAGTCGGGAGAGTTTGAAGAAGAGGCAAGACGAAGCACAAGCAGATTATGACAAAAGAGTTCTGGAATTGAGACAGTCATTAGAAGCGGTTGCTTCAACTCCAAGTGGTGAGAAATTTCTTCAGTATCTTTATCTTCTGTGCGGGGGAGACTCTTCTTCTATTCGGAGAGACAAAGTGGGTGACATTTCCCCGGAAGAGATTTTGCTTGTGCTTGGCGCTAAAGGGGTATGGGAAACAGTACGAGCTAATCTTCCTTCGGCCATGATTCAGAAGGTAGAAAAACATTTATGGGAAAAATAACAAAAAGGAGAAAAACAACATGACAGCAGCGACAGGTGGAGCGGCCCCAACGGGGGCATCAGCGGGGACAGCGGGAACGGGAACTGGAGCGACCGGGGGAACTGGGCCCGCGGATCGTCGGCTTAATATTACTGAGGTTAAGGTCCCGGAGAAATATGCGAAGGAACCTTGGGCTAAAGAGATAAAAAGTCCAGAAGATCTTTGGGAAAAGATGGCAGGGGCCCAGAAACTTTTGGGAAAAGATAAAGTAGTAGTCCCTGGGGACAATGCTACAGCAGAAGAAATGGCTGCTTTCTATACCCGGATGGGACGTCCAGAAACATCAGAAGGGTATAAGTTTGCTAATATTGAAGGTTTAGACGTTGTTGAACGAAATGTTGATATGGACAATACCATGAAAAAGATCCTCTTTGAAGAAGGGGTGTCCAAAGCAACTGGAGAACGTATAATGTCTAAACTCGAAAGTGCGGTATATGATAATCATAAGCCCATGATCGAGGCAGAAGCTACCCGGGATCAAGATTTTCAGGCATTGTCTGCTGAAGTGTTAGGTGAAGATAAACCCGCGGCAATAGCGGCTTTTAAGTCCGTCATGCGAGAAGCTCTTGGTGACAAATCACATTTGATGTCCAAGATCGAAAATATGGACAACGATGTACTTTTACCAATGATCGTGTTGAGTAAGAACATTCACGATAAGTATACTGGAGAAAGTCGAGTGGGCATTAAACCAGGAGACCCGGTAGGTTTGTCCGGGGATCTGAAGTCAGATTATAATTCTTTATCTACTCAGAAGTTGGCGGTAAGGAATGATGCTAACATGCCAGAGCATATAAAGAAGGCAAAGTTAGCTAACCTTAATTTACAGATGCAAAAGGTAGGAGCTAAGGCGAATGATCAAGGAATTGATCTATTTGCTAAAAATGTTTGACATATAGTATTTTATAGTGTATATTTGAGTTGCAAATGTAACGTCCGTAACAGAGAGGGTATCGGCTATTGTCGTCCTACTTAAACGGGTATCGTTAATAGAAGTAACTATTTTATTGACAACCTAATTAAGGAGGAAGACATGGCCAGGAATGATTATGCAGGCGTCGAA